TACCATAAGAAGTCTAACCTGGATTATATCGAGATTCTGAAACATGGTACATTAATAATTCTTCAAGTGGAGAGTTTTCTTCTTATGAACAAGCAAAAAAAATAAAGTTAAAAGAAAAGGAAGAAATTCAAAATATAAAAAATGAACTAAGTGAATTGAAGGGTATGATGAAGGAATTGGTGAATAAACTAACCACCCAATCATAAATAACTAAAAAGAGCACTAATAATGGCGGCAAGGAATGTAAATCTAGTTCTTGAACAGGGAGTTGACTTTCAAGCCACCTTCACACTCAGGAATACAAATAATGCACCATTAAATTTGACTGGATATACGGGGATTTCTTCAATAAGAAAACACCCATCATCTTCAACTGCATATCCATTAAGTATTTCATTCACGGATCGGTTGAATGGAAAAATAACCGTTTCTATGGGTTACACTGCAACTGGAGACATTGAAGGTGGTAGATATGTTTATGACGTTATTTTGATTTCTCCACAATCATATAGAACTAGAGCAGTTCAAGGAAATGTCCTAGTAACACCAGGAGTATCGTAATGTCAGATTACATAGTAACGCTTAACGAACCTGGTCCATTTAGAGTTGGCGTCGATTATGAGATTCCAACTAAGTCAATTCAGTATGGCAACATCATTCTTGATGAATTAAATGCTCAGTTTACTGGTGTGGCTCATACTTTTGGGTTGAGTCAAAGTGGAAATTCATATGTTCCAATAAATGATCAACAATTAATTGTTGTTAAAAACAATTTGGTAATGGAACCAATTGAAGACTACACTACTTCAACCGACAATATAATTTTTACTGTCGCACCAAGTCCTGGTGATGATGTATTCATTATAGCACTTGCCACTACTGCAGATCTGACAAGGACAATTAATTATGTAGTTGATAGTGGTTCAGTTACCATGTTGAGTGGTAATAAGGGATCTGTTACTTTAGATGTGAGTGGAGTCTTAGAGTCACTGACAATACTTTCTGATCAACAGGGTGATTTAACATTAGATATTAAAAAATCAGATTATTCTTCTTTTCCAACTTTCACCTCGATAGTTGGTGGTGTGTATCCCCAATTGTCCAATGAAAGAAAAGTCAGAGATGATAATTTAACTGGTTGGACTACAACTATTGTTGCTGGAGATATATTGACTTTTGACGTGGTATCGGTAAATAACATCAATAGATTTCTAATCTCTTTAAAATTAAAATTATAAATAAAGATAGTTATCAAACGTCACCAAGTTGTTAAGGAGTTGTTTAAATGGCACTATTAGTTCCTAATATTGGGGAAATTGAGTCACTAAGGTATTTGATTGCACAGAATAATCATACTGCTGCTTTAGCTGATCAGTCCCCAAGAAATCTAGTTCTCAAACTCTACACAAGTAACACGACTCCAGCGGAATCGGATGTTCCTTCAACCACCGCTTACTATGAGCCTTATGGAGTTGGTAATACTAATGCATATGGATATGCACCAACTACCGGTTATCCATATTGTGTAAATAATAGAACTGATCAAGATTACACATCACAAACAGGTATTCTTTTAAATGGTTCCCGTTGGGGAATCAATAATGTTGCTTCTGGTACTACTGCGACTTATCCAGAGCAAACATTCACCTTTACCGGTAACGCAGGTGACGTTTATGGTTATTATGTAACTCGTGCAAACAACATGCCTTACACCGTCCAAGGCGTTGAGCACTTTGCTTCAGTCGGTATCGGAACAACCGTAACCAAAGGTGACAACTCCGATCCAACAATCGGAGTTATTGGAAACTACTATATCACCATTGACCCAGACGTTAGTGTTGATGATCTAACTCTAGGAATGGTAGTTGGTGGTAACGCTGGTATTGATACTGGAACCAAGGTCATCGGTATCGATAGAGCACTCAAAGTTGTTTATCTAGACAAAGCACTACTAGACAACATCCAGGTCGCTACCGATCCAAGCGTAGAATTTAGTTTCTCCAAGATTACTGCTACTGGACACCAACTAGTTGCTGGAGATGTTCTTTATGTAGCGGCTGGTACAGCTAATACAACAACTGAGTCTGGTACTTACACCGTATTCAGTGTTCCAAATGCTGATGAGTTCTATACCACACCATCAATCAATCCAACACAAAATGGTGCTGCTGGAGTTGGCACTTGCACACTATACTCCAGTCTCATGTATGCTGAAAGATTCACAAATGGTCCTTACAGCATCCAGAACAACGGAGACCAGATCAAGATCACTCTCAACGTTGCTCTAGACTGATACATAAATAAATATATTATTGATTTTTTGGGGATTGTTTTAACCACAATCCCCTATTTTTTTCTCCAGGTTGTCGATGGCTGTTTACGAATACAACTCATCAACAATAAATTTATATTCCGAAGAGACCTGTGGTTTACTTTCCACAACTTCGGATGAGGTTTTTGACTGCGGAGGAATATCAAATTCAACAACGGATACGGAAGATTATTCTCTAATTACCAATACGGAAACACTGACTCCTTTTGGTGGACTTAAGATAACTAACAATAAGACCAAGGCAACAACTAAGAGAATATCTTCCTTTTCCAATAGACTTTATAATATCAATAATAAATCAATCATTCTTAACGGTCTAATTATTAATTGGATCGGTTTTGGTACATTAGTTGAACTTGATAATGGTTTAGATAGACTTGTAATACCAGATAAATCTGGAGGTGGCTTCTAATGGCTGCTATATTCGGATATATTGGAACAGTAAGTAGAGTTAATAATTTAATTTATTCTGGCGCAGCGGAAACCAGAATAATTAGCACGTTAAACGCCGAGTCTAATACAGTAGATTTTCGGTTATCAAGCAATTCAACAAAAAGTCAATCATATAGTTACTCTGATCCAGAAACTTTACCAAACCTTCCAGAAAATCTTGGTCAAGTTTCTGCATCTCATTCCGATTCAGATGATTATGGTGATGTAAGTCAATCCACTGCATTAAAATCTGATTTTGGATTAATAGTATCTCCATTATCGTCGGAACCATATGGTTCAATAAATGTTGGTGGATCTGCATCATATCAACCAAATTATAGAAATTATATTAATGGTTCTGCAGATTATAGCGTAACACACAATCCACCAGAATCCACTGTTAATATATTAACCTTTGCACAGAAAGAATCTGAGAAGGTAATATATGATTATTCCAAAGATTCCATCAATGTATTACAGACTGAAAATTATCAGTTAATAACATCTGCACATACAGATTCTGATGATTTTGAGTCGATAACAAATTCTTTTGTAGATGTAAGAGAAGATTGGGGTGAAGTAAGATATTCTGACAATATTGTTCCATTTGGATCGATGTCCATCAGTGGATCAGCGTCATATCAACCAAATTATAGAAATTATGTCAATGGTTCTGCTGAGACTACATTTAGTGGAAGTGTTTTTGCAAGTGGCCAGTTATTTGCCTTTGATGAATCTGCATCAAGTATATCTTATCTCTACACACTAGAAGGAAGTACAATTCCTTCAGAAACAAAAGATTATGGATCAGTTTCAAGTTCTATTGATTCTGGATATGAAGATTATGCATATGTTGCAGATATTGTTGATGGATACGAAGACTATACATTAATAACAGACCCACTAGTTTCTATAGTACCATTTGGTGGCATTGGTCCATTTAGTGGATCTGCTGGAATTACAACAAGATCTCTAACCAGTTTCTTCCCACCAGTTACCGCTATAGAGAGGGCAACTTTTGTCGAGTATGGATTTGGAACAATATTAAGTCTATCAGGATTATCAGAATCCAGATTATACAATTATGACGAAACTGATATTGTTGGTAATGTCGATGATAATGGACTAATAACATCCTCAGAGATAACATTCTTTGATGATTATGAAAATGTACGTGATACTGCAAATAGATTTGATAATTATGGATCAGTATCGGAAGTTATTTCTGGAATATCTACTACGATATATCCATTAACTTCTGGAACACAAATTACAATTTCTGGTATATCTCTAGAAAGTGCCACGTTCCCAGAGATAGGTTCTGGCAATATTCCAGTACTCAATGGATCTGCAGAAAGTATTTCCTTCAGAGAAGAAGAAAATGCAGATATTTACGAAGGTGGTATAAGAACTATAACATTAACTGGATCTGCAGTTGAGAAGTCACAATTTGAATATGTTGGAACCGGAACTATTCCTGTTCTTAACGGAGCTGCAGAATCGATCACCAAGGATTATAACGAAGATTCTGCAGTAACTCTTGTATCTGATGATTATGGATTATTAACTGGATCAATTAATACCTATCTGGATTGGGGTTTAATAACAGATCTCAAGGATGGAATTGATGATTATGAATTCATCAATGAGTTAACATCTAGAGTTCCATTTGGATCTATTCAACTCAGTGGAAATGCCAAGACTGAAGTATACTTCTTACCATATAAGTTTACTGGTATTACATCAGCAATTGAGAGAGTTGCATGGAGTCCAGATGATCTTGGTGGATCACTATATGGATTCGGTAATGCAGCTGAGTCCAGACTTTACAATTATGATGATACTGACATTGTATACTTTGAACAACCTGATTATGGATCTATTGGTATTGCAGCAACACACTTCGAAGATTGGGGTAATGTAAATACTGCGTCTGATGGAACCGATGATTATCAATATCTAACTGGAGATCCATATTTTGGTATTGGCACTGTATTCCCATTAACACAGGGAACTGCAATTACACTCTCTGGTACTGCTATTGAACGTGAATCCGAATCCTATGTTGGACTTGGAACGATTGTTCTTTCTCAATCTGGTATTGAAAGTGATGTTGAAGTCTATGTTGGACTCGGTACAATTACACTCTCAGGTGTTGCTGTTGAGAAGAATACCGAGTCTTATATTGGACTTGGAACCGCATATTTCTCTGGCACTGCATTAGAGTCCTTCTCTGCAAATACTCCAGAGGATACTCAACTCTTCGTAATTTCTGGAACAGCGGTAGAGAAGAATACAGAGTCTTATGTTGGACTTGGAACGATTGTTCTTTCGCAGTCAGGTATTGAACGTGATGCTGAAGTCTACGTTGGACTAGGCACTATTACGATCTCTGGTGAACTCAACCATCCTTATATTGATTATACTCCACACTATGGTATTGATAAGAATATTGGAATTGGTACTACAGGAATTCAGTTCTCTGGTCTTGTAGATGAATCTGCGATGA